CGCGTTCTTTAGCTCCGGGTCGTTGTGATAGGCTTGCATTGTCATCCCTTCTCCTCCGGGTTAATGGCGTTACGGTATGCCCGTAGCGCCTTTTCTTTCCGACGCCCAAACCACCAGCGAACGACAATTTCGTTAGCTCGGGCTTCTACAAGCTGTTCGGCCTTTTCAGCGAAGGCCGCAAACGGCGCAAGCGCGGCCTCCAGCTCCTCGATAGCATTAGCGGCCTCGCGCATCAACTCGATCTCGCCCCACACGCCATCCTCAATGTCCTGCTCGGTGCGCGGAACATCTTTGGCGATTTTGGTTGCGGCGGCGCGCAGCCTTTTCGTCAGTCCGGCTCTCCCATCCATCTTCTCACTCATCCCTTCTCCTCCGGGTGGCTTTGCACAATAAGAGCCATCTGCACAAAAACCCGAGTTGCTGCACCGGCACGTCCGGCGCGCGCGTCACCGCAAAGCAAATTCCCATGGCACAGACGAAGGGCATCATGGAATTGCTTCCTTCATGGCCGCATCGCGCGCAGCGTTCAGTTCGGCCATGGCCGCATCTGATCCGCCGATGTCTGGATGGCATACGCGCGCGAGCAGTCGATACTGTGCATCCACCTGATCGCGCGTCGGCTTGCCGCCGTTGAGTTTTAGGATTTCGCGCCAGTGTTTTCCCGGAGGGGGCAACGCCTCAAACGCCGATAGTGCCCGCTCAAGCATGTCGGAGGCGCCCCACCGCTCGATTCCGCGGATCGCCTCTATGGTCTTGCCAATGGCGCGGAGGTTCTTCCACGTCTTGTCGTAGCGGTCGCAGGCGAACACCATCTGCTTGCCCGCCTTCTCAAAATAAACGGCGATGCCGGGGTCGGACGGCTCCGCTTGCCCGGCGTAAGGCAGGCCGTCTCGGCGCAACGGAATGTTGCTTGAGATCACCACATAGCGACCGCCGAGAAGGTGAACCTCGTTGGCGGCATGATCGCGCGCCTTGGCGAATGTAGTTTCAAATTTGCCGTACTGGCGCCGATGCGAAGGCGTGCGCGGCCAGCCCTCGGGCCAATAAAGGGGATAGGCTTCTGCGCTCGGCCGCGTCATCGTGGCACCACCGTTCCGTCCACTTTGCGCTTGAAGCGCTGCGTCAGCGGCCTCTCAGTCATCGCGGCCCCTTGATGCCCTGCGCGTCGAGATATGCGGCGAGCTCATCGGGCGTTATGCCGTGTGGATGATCTTCGACCACTTCGGCCTCCACCGCACCATTGCGGCGATCAAGGCACGCCGGCAACTCGGGATAGTTGGGCGCCGCGGGAGCTTGCGGGTAGCTATCCCCAAGCTCATCGCCCGCGCGCGGGCTCGATCCCTGCACGGCACCCATCGTTGGGCCAGATTCCTTGCCGTTGCCGGGATGAGGCGGCGGCGGTGTCACGTCTCGCATCGGCTGAGTATCCTCGACCTCCTCGCGGATATGCAGACCCTTGAGCACGTCGGCGAAGCCGTCGCGCAAGGCCCACGCGCGGGCGCGCATCTGCAACATGCGCTCGGGGTAGGTTACCCACGGCGTCGGCTGGCCGCCCTGGCCGCGCTTGCCCCAAAGGCCCGCGTTCTTGGCGTCGGCGACTGAGAAGCCACGCCTGATCGGCTCCGGCTCGCCCTTGCGCTTGATCTCGCACCAGGCCTTGCGGGCATCGCCAGCGCCATCAAGCCATTCCTTGATCCATTCGCATTGCCCCGAGCCGCGCACGAGCCCGATGGCGAGATCGCCCCAGATGCAGGGGCGGCCGTTGATCGAGGCAATTCCTTGCAAGGCGGCCATCGGCGGCACGCCCACCTCAAGGCCGTGCATTATGATGATGGCAGCGGTCTCCGGCGCCTTCACGTCACGCGGCGCCCATCCCGATTTTATGAGGTACTGCCCCAAGCGGTAGCATTCCTCGATGGAATGCGGGATAATGGCTTGGGGTCTGCCGCCCGAGACCAACTGCGCGGCCGTGGGGAGCTTGTTGCCGTTATTTTCGCTCATATCACCTTGGTTTCCTCTCTGACCTCGACTCCGGGCGCGGTCTTGCCCTCGCGGAACCAGCGCTTCACCGCCTTGTCGACCGCCGCCATGACTTCCGGCTCATCGATTACGGCGATAGCCGCCGTCTTGTAATTGACGATCACCGGCACCTTCGACTTGCGGGTTGAAGTGCGGCGCCCGCCCATGCCGCCGGCGCTGGCGCGGATCGAGATGGCGGCGGCGGCGCCTTCGCCGCCAGCCTCGACCGCCGCTCTCTTGGCCGCTTCCTGGGCCTGCTCCATAAACGGTTTCATCGCAATGCGGAGAGCGTCGACGGCATCAAACGCCTCGGCCAGCCACTTGCGAAACTTGTTCTGCACCGCCATCGCCGCCTCATCATGCGGCCGCTTCTCGGCAATCCGCATGTCGTCGAGCGCCTTATGCACCTGCATCAGCCGGTCTTTCAGGTTCGCCGCCTGGTCGCATTGGGTCTGCGTGGTGATGGTCTTGAAGGCCGCTGCGTTCTCGACCATGCTCTTGAGCTGATCGGTCAGGCCCTCGAGGGTATCGCTTGCTTGGAAATTCTCGCCAGGGGCGTCGTCGGGCCACTTGCCGGTCTCCCAGGCCTGCTTGAAGGCGGGATATGGGACAGGATGCCCGGCGAGGTAAGTCCAGGCCGCATAGGGGTCGCGGACGACGTTGGAGATTTGGCAAATCAGGGTCTCGTCGCCGGCGAGTTTGCCGTTTTCATCCTTGGGCTGCTCCATTGCGATGTAGGCCGGAAGCGCAATGCCGTTCTTGGCCTTGACGCGGAAGTAGCCGCAGCGCGGCTCGTCGGCGTGAATCGGGGCTTGCGGGCTCCCCGCGCCGTGTTTGAGTGCGGCATAATACCAGGCGAAAAGGGCATCTTGGCTGCTTGGCTCGCGCATCGTGGTTCACCTCTCTGCCACCTAATTAAGCGCCGTTCCGTCGCGCGTCAATAAGGCGCGCGCCGATGCGTCAGGATGCCGCAAGGGGGGACACCTTGCCAGGGTGACAAGGCGGCGCGCATAGTTGGGACGCGCAAGCGAACGGTGCCGGGGCGATACTAGACCCCGACGCCGCCACCTTCAACCTTAGACCCGCCTATGGGCGGGGGGAGTGCCCTCTGATGCAGGCTAAGGCCGAAATCCGTTGCCAGTATTGCCTTGATCCCATCCCAATAATGCCGAAGGCGGGGCCGCGTTCCAGGATGCGACCAGATGACGCAGAATGCGTATTCTGCCGCGAGGTCCGCGGCGAGCTCGAGGCCGATGCCTTCATGCGCGTGGTGCTGCGCCCGACCTTCCGCGTCGGCGCCCATATATGCCAAAATCAGATATGGATGATCTGGGCGCGGCGCTTCACCAATGGTAGGGAGATCGCCGCGCAGTTCAACGAGGCGGCGGAATGATTAAAACCTTGCCAGCATGGCTTGTCGCCGATGCCTTCTATTGGTGGCGGCTTGGGAGGGACACGGCGAAGATCGCCGCTATTCTTAATCGGGGCAAGGAGAACCTCAGCGATCAGAGGATCACCGAGGCCGCCGTCTATAACTCGCTTTCACGCTTCCGAGAGGTGCCGACGTGCGTGCTCCCCCGCCCTTTGAAGGCCTAAGACCTCCCTATGGGGCCGTGCTGGCCGACCCGCCCTGGCGCTTTCAAGTCTGGGGCGAGGAGACCGGCGCCGACCGCAGCCCGACCTACACTCTAATGAGCTCGGCCTTGATAATGGACATGCCAGTAGAGCGGCTAGCTGCGCCCGATTGCGTGCTGTTCCTATGGGTCACTTGGCCCATGCTGCTCGAGGGTCTCGCCACGCTGCAGGCTTGGGGATTCACCTATAAAAGCTGTGCTTTCGCCTGGATTAAGGCGAACACGTCACAATTAGAAATGTTCCGTGATGACGCCGACCCCGACATGCTGCTCGGCTATTGGACACGCTCAAATTCCGAGGTGTGCCTGCTCGGCACCAAGGGCAAGCCCAAGCGCCTCGACGCCGGTGTGCGCCAGGCCATCATCGAGCCAAGGCGCGAGCACTCGCGCAAGCCTAATTGTGTCCACGAGCGGATCGAGCGCCTGGTCGCGGGGCCTTATCTTGAGCTGTTCGCGCGGCAGCGGCGGCCAAATTGGGATGCTTGGGGCAATGAGCTCGAGAAATTCAATATCTAGTGGCTTGACACAATATAGAGCCTTATCGCGGATTGGCCCTAATGTTAGCAACCCTGTGGAGAACCTGTAGCGAAAAATGTATAATCGGTCTCGCTATATAGACTCTTTCTTGTTCTTCTTAGAGTCAGAATCCATTCTGATTCCTTATAACAGAAGCAGTAGCATGGAGTTTTTCAATGATTGAAAGGGAAATAGACCTGAGAGGGTGTTTTGCGCGGATGCGGCTCGTGGTCGACATGATCGCCGCAGAGCACCACATGACCGCCGCGCTGATCCTGGGGCGCTCACGATGGGCGCCAGTCGTCGCTGCCCGCCACGAGGCGATGGCCGCTTGCCATGCCGAGTTCGGCTACCCGACCACGCTAATCGGCCGATTTTTCAACCGCGACCATTCCACGATCGTCCATGCCCTGCAAAAAATGCGGTATCAGGCGGCGCGGGAAAAAATGCGGGAAATGACCACCTAACTCGGATATGCTTGCGATGTCTAAAACGGGGGGACGAATCAATGCGCGCTTTGCTGCTGGCCGCAATCGCGGTCGTGCTGCCCTCAAGCCTGATTCGGGCGCAAGAGCAGCCACCAACGGCACCGCCGGTCCATATCGTTGCCGAGATCAAATTCTGCAAAGTCGAATACCCAACAGAATGCCGCACGGTCGAGATTGTTCCCGGCGATGGGCGGGAAGCCGTCTCGCTTATGGAATGTATGCGCGGGGTCAGTATGGCCGCGGCGGAATTTGAATTTGAGGGCGAGCGCTGGCACACTCACGGCGGGCGCTGCCGCGAGGAGCCAAATGACTACCTCGCCTGGAAAAACAAGGTGGCGAAAGATGGCAGAGGTCATTAACTTTCCTGGTTCCAAGGTCGGCCTCAAGCGGATGCCCCTCGGGGCGCAAGTGATAACCTTCGAGGCTCCCGCCAGGCGGCCCCTTCCCCTAAGCATGGTTGCGGCGTTCTGGTCTTTCTGGTTCCTTGTAGGGCTGAAAATGTCGGAAGTGTATCGAGGCTAAGGCGATATGCGCCCGCCCGACTGCTCATGGTGCGGCGCCCCGCCCTATAAGCCCCGGCGCTCAATCTGGCGCCGCGGTTGCGCCTGTAGGCCAAGGAGTAAGCGTTGTGATCCTAATAGGTGTGTTCCTGCTCATCGGAGCCCTAGCAGCTCAATCTCAGACAGTGGCCCTCATTCTCCTCATTGCGGCGCTGTTTTGCCTGTGGGCGGGGTTCTATCTGACCTTTGAATGGTGATTCGGGACGAGCGAGGGCTTGGCCTACTACAACGAGATCGACCGCTACTGCTGTGACTGGCTGCAAAACCTCATGGACGCGGAAATAATGATTGGGGTCGGGAGGGTCTTTCGACATGCCTTCCAATGATCCGCGCCTTTTACAACGACACGGACGCCTACTGCTGCGCGTGGCTCTCCAATTTGATGGACGCTGGCCTCATTACGCCGGGGGCCATCAGTGACAAGTCGATCCACGACCTCACGCCAGATGACGTTGCCGGGTTTACCCGCGTCCACGCCTTTGCAGGAATTGCAGGGTGGGACTTTGCCCTCAAGCTCGCAGCCTGGCCCGACGACAGACCTGTTTGGACGGGCTCATGCCCCTGCCAGCCCTTCTCCGCAGCCGGAAAAGGCAAAGCATCAGGCGATGAACGCCACCTCTGGCCCGAGTGGTTCCGGCTTATCAGAGCAATTCGACCGCCAGTCATCTTTGGCGAGCAGGTTGAAGCGGCAATTGGATGGGGTTGGCTCGACCTTGTTCACTCTGACATGGAAGCGGAAGGTTACACCATACGGTCGGCCGTACTACCAGCTTGCGGCATCGGGGCACCGCACATCAGACAGCGATTGTGGTTCGTGGCCGACACCGACGGCGGGGACGCCAGCGCAGAACGGCTACAACGAGGCGGGGAACACGGATGCAAGCCGCAAGACGGTGGAATTGAGTCCCTGGCCGACACCATGCCAACAGGACGGCCCCAAGGGAGGACCGGGACAGGGGACGGACAGACTGCCAGCGGCGGCAGCAACAGCCTCGTGGGCAACGCCGACAGCACGGGACGGCAGGAGCGAGCATGGCTCGCCGGAGATGATGCGGCGCCGGCGCGCCCGCCCGGAAGGCAAACAACTATCGAATCAAGTCCTTGGAGCGATCTCATCTGGCTCCCCTGCACAGACGGAAAGCAAAGGCCAACTCAATCCGGCCTTTTCCCTTTGGCTCATGGGGTATCCGGCGGACGCGTGGCTAAACTGCGCGCCGCAGGCAACGCGATCATCCCGCAAGTCGCGGCGGAGTTCATCAAGGCCACCATGTGAGGGCAACTATCCCGATGACAACGGAACACTATTGCGGAGCCGAGCGACTGAGGCGGGGTCGCTACCCGTCGCATCTCGGGGTGATCGGGTCATTCCCGACCATTGCGCTGGTTCAAATCCGGCCGGCGGAAACGCCGTGGGGCAGTCTGGTAGCCCGCCGCACAGTCTCCGTTGTCATCGGGATAGTTGCCCATGTGAGGGCGCGGCATGAGCGCGTTCAAGGCGCAGGCCTCGGCCCGGATGAAGGCGCTTCACGCCGACCCCGCGTTCAAGGCGCGGATGAAGGCGCGGGCCTCGGCCCGGATGAAGGCGCTTAACGCCGACCCCGCGTTCAAGGCACAGCAGTCGGCCCGGATGAAGGCGCTTCACGCCGATTTCGACGCGCATGCGGAGGAGTTGCTCCGCGATCTGAAGCGCAAGGGGATCCGGGGCCGCGAGGCCGAAGCACTTGTCCGTGACGATCTGCGTGTGCGGCAGCGGAGATCTGAGGCTGAGACATAGGGACACATCGTTATGGTCGTCTACATCATCAAGAATGAAGCTGGCTATGTGAAGATTGGGCACGCCGATGATGCGCGTGGTCGGCTGCGAGCGCTTCAGACCGCGAATCCAGGGGAGCTATTTCTAATCCGCGTAGTGGCCGGCGGGCAGAAGATAGAGCGCTGGTTCCATCGCCGGTTCGCTGATCAGCGAGTAGGCGGCGAATGGTTCCATTTCGTCCCGGAAATGCTCACCGTCATTGCGCCGGATGAAATTCCCGTTCTGCGTCCGGCCCTTGGGACTCCTCGTCAAAGCATCGGCGAGTTCATTCGCGAAGCCGACAAGCTCGGGCTTCTCAGCGAAAGCATGCGGCGGGGGTATGCGCCGTTCCTGGAGGGAAAGGATGGCTGAGGCCCTCGCCTATCATCCTCTTGCGAACATCTTCCCGCTGCTTGAGGGCGCGGAGTTCGCTGCGCTTGTTGAGGACATCAAGTCGAACGGGTTGCGAGATGCTGTTACTCTGCACGAGGACGGAACGATTCTCGATGGCCGCAACCGCTATCGCGCTTGTCAAGCTGCGGGAACCGATGGTAGTGGGTCAGTTTGACTGTGGCACGCTTAAATCGGGCTTCTCGGTGCTGCTCAAAGGCCAGCAGCCTTCTTTCGTACAATACCGCACGCTTCCTTTTGCAGATTGCCCCCTCTTCTAGGATAATGCAAGCATTAACATGGAGAGCTTGCATGAACGACATCAACCCAAAGGCAATAGGCGCCTTGGCAAGAGCCGATAAACTAACCCCAGAAGAGCGCAGCGACATTGCAAAAAAGGCCGCCAGTGCCCGGTGGAGCGAGGTTCCACAGGCTATTTGCGGTTCACCGGAGCGGCCGCTACGGATCGGTGATTATGAGCTACAGTGTTATGTCCTTGAAGGCGGGACACGCGTTCTGTCCCAAGCAGGCTTCCTTGAGGCCCTAGGTCGCCACCGTAAGGCAAATGTCCGCCGCGAAGGCGGCGAAGAGCAGTTGCCAGCGATTTTGCAAGGGAAGGCCATCTACCCTTATATTTCTAAGGACATTATCGAGAAGAGCCGACCCATCAAGTTCCGCACGCCAACCAGCGTCATGGCGAGCGGCTATCGTGCCGAGCTGCTACCAAAGATTTGTGAGGTCTACCTGAAAGCGCGCGATGCTGGGGTATTGCCATCCAACCAGCAGCATGTCGCGAAGCAAGCTGAAATTCTCATCCGAGGGTTGGCGGACATTGGCATCATCGCCCTTGTCGATGAGGCGACGTCCTGGAAGAACTAAAGCGCGTAACGCCGAAAAACGAGTCGGGTAATCGCAAGCATAAATTTTTCCAGCGCCTGACCGATAACGTCGGCTACCCGAAGCTCCGTGAACATCTGGGAGCGGTGGTCGCCGTCATGAAGCTGAGCGGTACCTATCACGATTTTCTGGAAAAGCTCGACCGCTTCTATCCCCGGTATGGCTCGCAGTTGGTGCTGCCGCTCGATTATGAGGAAGAGAAGGACGATGGGCGCGGCATTTAGCGGTCTTTCCACCGCGCCGCCGCAGCCCTCTTCGCCGAGGCTTGGCGCTGCTTAGCCGAAAGTGAGGCGGCCCGCGCCTTGCCCCCCTTCAATCCGCCTTTGCGGCCAAGGGCGACGGCGGCAGGGTCTTTCCCCTGTTCCTCTGGCGTAGGCCCACGGTCCTCGGCCTCGCCAGTCGCAATATCGACCACGAGCTTGGCGAGTTGCGCCGGATCGCGCGGGCGCTTCTTGCGGGCTTCAGCCATGCTAGGAATATGCGCCCTACAGGCTTCGACATAAAGGGCCGTCAAGAGGGCGCTCATTTCAAACTGACCCACTACCACCACAGCCTTATTCTCGGAACTGTGAAAGACAGCGTCGAAATTCTTGAGGCGGCCATTGCCTACCTGTCCCGCAAGTCGCGGCCGAGTTCATCAAAGGCGACCTTGACCCGAATCGCTGATTCTTGATTAAGTGAGGCCAATCAAGCCAATCAAGTTTAATCAAGAGGGGGTTAGATGGGCCACGGGGGGGCGCGCAAGGGCGCCGGGCGAAAGCCGAGGGGAGTGAACGCGAACGCTCTCGCTACGGTCGATGCTTACCAAAAGGCTCGCGCTGAAGCTCAAGACGCAGACTATGAGGATGTCAAAGGCACGCCTCTCTCCTTCCTTCTCGATGCGGTCGAGTGGTACCGAAGCGAGGCCCCGCTAGAGCTTAAAAAAATCCTCGATCCCGCCACGCCTCCCGAGGAAAAGAAGATGCGGCTGGCGATATTCACTGAATTCCGCTCGCTTAAACGGGAGGGCGCCGCCATCGCCCGCGATGCCGCGCAATGCATTCACCGCCGCCTAATGGGCGAGCGCCCCCTCGACCAGGACAGGCCGCAAGGCCCGAAATACCTCAACCTCAAAGCGATCGAGCAGGCCTTTTAATGGGATTCCTCGAGGTGATCGTGCTCTTGACCATGACGATCTCCGATCCCTGGACCGGCGAGGAGCTCGAGGAGGTGGTGCAAGAGTTTCGATTTAGCACAACCCCGGACGTTTGCCTCTCTGGGTCTCTCGAAAGGGCGCACGCCCGCATCGATTACTGGCGAGCCCACGGGCACCCTTACGCCAGCGCGAACATCAATTGCCGGTACGTTTACGCCGAGGACGGCCGGGACGCATGACCAAGCCCTTCAAATGGAGCGAGCGCCAGCTTGCGGCGCAAGCGGTGCTCGCCTCCCAGGCCCGCTATATCCTCGGGGAGGGCGGCGCCCGCTCCGGCAAAACCTTCCTGATCTGCTATGCGATCGCGTGCCGGGCGCTCGTGGCGCCGGGCTCCCGGCACCTGATCGGGCGGCTGCATTTCAACCACGCCAAGGCGACCATTCTCCACCAGACTTGGCCCACCATGATGCGAATGTGCCTGCCCGACTACCCCTGGAAGGTGAACAAGCAGGACTGGATCATCGAGCTCGGCGAGGACTCGACCATCTGGATCGGGGGCTTTGACGATAACGAGCGCATGGAGAAAATCCTTGGCGCCGAGTATGTTACGATTTTCGCCAACGAGGGCTCGCAACTGAAATGGTCGCATATCGAAATCCTCTCGACCAGGCTGGCCCAGGTGGTCGACCAGGTTTTCCATGATCCTGAGGGCAATGTGGTCGAGGCGCGCCCCCTAGTGCAGCGGTTCTATATCGACCTCAACCCGCCGCTTGAATCGCATTGGGGCCATAAGCTGTTCCATCAGAAGCGCTCGCCGGAGCCGCCCTTCGATAGCCTGCCAGACTCGCACAACTATGGCCTATTCCAGATCAATCCCGAAGACAACAAGGAGAACCTCGACCCCAAATTTCTCGAAAGCATGGATCGCCTGCCCGCGCGCGCCAGGCTCCGGTTCTATGAGGGCAAATGGGGATCGGCGACAGAGAATGCGCTCTGGACTTCCGAGCTCATCGAGCGCTGCCGGGTACAGAAGCACCCCGACTTGCAGCGCATCGTCATCGCCGTCGACCCTAGCGGCACCAAAGGCCCGGAGGATGACCAGAGAACCGATATGGTCGGGATTATCGTGGTCGGCCTCGGCATAGACGGCTACGCCTATGTGCTCGAGGATTTGACGCAGCAAACGCGGCCGCTGATTTGGGGCAAGAACGTGGTCGCCGCCTTCGCCCGCTATGAGGCCGACATGATCGTGGCCGAAACCAACTATGGCGGGGCGATGGTCGGCGATACCGTGCGCGCCGCGGCTTCCGAAATGAAGATCAGGGTCAATTTCAGGGAGGTCACGAGCTCGCGCGGCAAGGTGCTACGCGCCGAGCCGATCTCGGCGCTCTATGGCCATGTCGACCCGAGTAACCCGCTGAATTTCACCCGCTCCAAGGTGTTTCATGTGGGAAACTTCACCGAGCTCGAAGATCAGATGCTCAATTTCACCACGGCGGGCTATATGGGAGACAGGAGCCCCGATCGGGCCGATGCGCTGGTCTTTGCCTTGACCGAGATGTTCCCTGGCCTGACGCGCAAGGCATCGAAGGGGCCGCTCGTTGTGGAAGGGATCGGCGGGTTCAACCCGCTGCAATACTGAAAAAGAGGCGCCAGCCATGAACGACCCTCTTGCGCCGCAGGACACCGCCGAGATCGCGGCCTGGATTTGCGATGAAACCAATCCGGCCGAGATTAGGTTCTGGAAATTGGAAACCGTGCCGGCCCTATTCCAGGAGTCGGCAGATGGCTTTGGCGTGCGCCTCGGGCCGATCCGCTTTTATGAGCTCGAACCCGGCTCCGGCCGTGCCGGCCATCCCCCCAAGGGCTTCCAAGGGACGCGGGTGCGCCTGCTCGTGGCCGAATGCAAGATCATCGGGCTGAAACCAGTGGTGCAGGATAATTCCTTCATCGCCGACCTCGGTTTCAAGGATTTGCAGACCCTCCGCAAGATCACCAAGCAAGCGGCCCTGCCCAATCTGATCTCCGATGCCGAGGCCGACCGCATCATCGAGCGCTACGGCCCGATCACGGCGCAGAAAATCCTAAAAAGCGTGGTCGATGACAAGATCACGCTGCATTGACCGGAGGGGCCGCCGTTCGCAGAAAAATCTTGAGATAGTCGTCAAGCCAGGACGTTTCGCCGTGATCCACGCAATCTTTTACGGCATAGAGGCGTTTTTCCGCTTGAGGTTCAAACGACAAATTCTCGGTCGCGGGATTAACACTGATACGCGAACAGCTTTTTATGGTGCTTGCTGTTGCGCCTGGGTTTCTGGCTTTCAAAAATATCCACGACTTAACCCGACACACTGGTTTTTAGGTTGGTCACTACCGGAGGAGCCGCGATGACCGATGGAGTTTTTCGCGCAAGAATTGGCCCGGTGAAGGCTGAGCAAGTTGACCTTCGTGGCAACCGGGAGCGCTGGAAGAACGACCCCTACGTTCATTATGTTCCAGCATGGGAGGCCGAAGGCGGTCCGCCCCAGGGCGAGAGCTTCAATCTATATCGTACGCTGGGTCACAACGATCATATCGCCGACTTAGAAAGCGGCGATTGGGTTGTCACTCACGAGGATGGCTTTGTCGAGGTTTTGAAAGATTGGGATTTTAAGAGAAAATACAGCGCCATCAACCAGGAGGAGTCGCGATGATTGAGCCGACCCGCGAGGAGCGCCGCAATAAATGGACGGCCGAGGCCTTGCAAGCGTATATTACGCAACGCGAGAGGGCTGCGCTGATTCGTGTGTTCGGCGACCCGAAGGACCGCAATAGGCGGCCCCTCAAGGTCGAGCGCAAGTTCCATCCGCATTACTGGCGCAAGGGGAAGCCACGATGAGCGGACTTTTTTCCAAGCCGAAGGCACCACCTCCACCTCCCAAGGTCAAGATCAAGCTGCCGCCGCCGCTGCAGCCGCCGCCGATCCCGACCACGCCGGGCGAGACCGCAGCCCCAGAACTTGCCTTCCTGCGCTCCCGTGCCCGTTCCGCCGGCGGCCTCGTCGGCCTGATCCTGTCCAAACTCGGCGTTGGCTCCAAAAAAGGCCCCACCACGCTCGGCGGCACGGGGTAGCCCGTGGCGAGCCTCGTCGTCGATCTCCTCTACCGCCACGGCGCCATTCGCTCCAAGGTCGGCCAATTCCTGAATTACTGGCAGGAATTGGCCGAGATATTCCTGCCCGACAAGGCCGCCTTCTCGGTCCAAAGAAGCACGAGCGAGCGCGAGCCGGAGGACATCTTCGATGGCAAGCCGCGCCAGGACGCCCGCGACCTCTCCTCGGCCATCGATGGCCTCGTGTTCAACGAGGATTGGCTAAAGGTCGGCATCGATGACGACGATCTCGCGGCCAAGGATAACGTCAAACAGTGGCTTGAGGCGGCAACCGAAACTGCCTGGAAGGTGATGCACAACCCTCGCGCTGGCTTCGTGCAGCGCCGCACCGAGACCAACGAATACCTCACTGTGTTCGGCCACGGCCTCCTCTGGATCGGCGAGCGCCGCGACCGCACCGGGCTCCTGTTCCGCACCTATCACTTGCGCGATTTCGGCTTCGAGGAGAACGCCGACGGCGAGACCGACACCCTTGCCCTTGACGATAACCTCACCGCCCAACAGGCGATCGGCAAGTTTGGCGCCGCAAACCTGCACCCCGAAATTCTCCAATGCGTCGCCGAGCAGAAAAATCAATATAAACTTTGGCGTTTCAGCCAACTCGTGCTCCCGCGCGAGGACTATGACGGCGACCGCATCGGCCCCCGCGGCATGGCCTATAAAACCGTCGTGCTCGATGTGAAGCACGAAACAGTGGTGCCCCGCACCGAAGGCGGCTTTCACGAGTTTCCGGCCGCAATCCCGCGCTGGTCGACTAGGCCCGGCTCCTGCTATGGCCGCTCGGTCGCCATGCTGGCGCTGCCCGACGCATTGACGCTGCAAGCGATGGGCAAGACCTTGCTGATAGGCGGCGAGCGCGCGGTCGATCCGCCGATCATGGTGCCCTCCGATGTCATGGTCTCGCCGCTCCGCACCTTCCCCGGCGGGATTTCGGTGTTCGATCCGCAATTTATGACAGATACCGCATCGAATACTCCGATCTTTCCCTTCCCGGTCTCGACCAATCTGCCCTTGGGCCGGGAAATGCAATTCGACTACCGGCAACTGATCGAGGCGGCCTTTTTCAAGAACGTCATGCGCCTGCCGATCGAGGGCAGGCAGATGACGGCCACGGAAATCCTCGAGCGCAAGGAGGAATTCGTGCGCGTGCTCGGCCCGACCTTCGGCCGCCTGCAGCCGGAATATCCTGGCGCCACCGCCACGCGGTCGCTGCGCCTGATCGAGCGCGCCGGCGCCTTTGGGCCAAGGCCGGAGGAGCTCGAGGGCGTGCCGCTCGTGGCCAAGATCAAGAGTCCCATCCTCGCCGCGCGCAAGGCCATCCAGGTAGCAGGGTTCTCGCGCTCGCTCGAGGTCATCACCCCGCTCGCCACGGCGCAGCCCGACATCCTCGACAATTTCGACGGCGATGAGATCGTGCGCGACCTGCCCGAGGCCTTCCAGATGCCGGAGAAGTGGTTGAGGCCCAAGAGCATGGTCGATAAGATCAGGGAGCAGAGGGCCGAGCAGCAAGCCGCGGCGGCAACGGTCGAGAGCGCGCAGCCCGTCGCCGGCGCCATCAAGGACGTGGCCGCAGCGCAGGCCGATCTAGGATTAGGTAGTGCCGCCCCGATCTAAGCCCCTCACGCAAGAGCGCGAGCTTGCCGAGTTCCTCGAGCGCCTGCCTGCGGCGCGGCTCGGCGTGGACAATTATCGCCGCATTGACCGCGCCAGGGATTTTATTGCTACTTTCCGCGAAAGCGAATCAGGGCGCAGAGTGTTTACGCAAATCGCGGCCTTCTGTGACCCGCTCAGTGGCCCAGAGCAGGCCGACAGTCATGGCAAGCTCGCCCACGCCGCCGGCCGGCGCTATGTGATGGCCCTGATAATGCAGGCTTTTTGTGTTCCCCAGGAGGAAATAGATGACAGACCAGACCCAGACGCCGCCGACTGATCCGGGCGCCCCGCCCGCAAATGGCGCCCCGCCGCCATCGCCTGCACCAGGCGAGGGGGCCTATGACTACCCCAAATGGCGCGACGGCCTGAAAGACGCAGAGCTCAAGGCTTGGTCCGAAAAATACCATTCCTTCGAGGATATCTTGCGCTCCGACAAGCAGAG